TATTAATAACTTCCTATTTTTAAACGTAAGCCAGAGCCACTGGCGGTTGATCTGCTGGATGCGTTATTAACACGCACTACGGCAGCAGAGTACAGAGCGGCCCATGTGGAGGCGCGTTCATCTTCCTTTAGGTAGGGTGCAGAGTGTAACAAAGCACCATACAAGTAGACATCTGGGTGATGCGTTAATAACCAATTGGTTTCAGCAGAATCGCTCAGTGTAGGTATTTTAGCGTAATACATGAGGATTGCGCTATATGAACCGTCTGGTGTAGGCATTAATTCAAACTGTGAACTGTTCAAACTATAGTTAGTTGGTGTACCCGTAGCATCATTCCTAGCGGCTCTGGTTGATTGCATGGTAGCCAGAGACATAAAGTTAAGGCTGCTAGTGCCAGAAGTCGTTAGGTGAAACCGTATCGTAGACAACCAATCAGTAGGTATACCCGTGAACTGGCTATCAACCGTAGTCTCTGCGCGAGTCTCCATGCGCCAGTGCCTAATCTCGTTGTTGATAGAAGATTCAGCCAAAGAGATGAAATCAGGTATCGTAGCCGTCAGATCGTCACGGTTCAAGAAGTTGGCAATGGAAGCCTTTAACTCAGTGTATGTTGATATAGCCATCGTGGTTCCTTTAAGTTATGGGCTATTATACCCTAAGTATCCAATCATAGTTAATGCCATTAAATAAACTCCAATAATGATGCAGGGTCTTTGATCTTTGTGTCTTTTGACTGCCCTATGTCGTAAATCCCACTTAAAAGCCCTTTAATCATTTCTGGTGTTGCAAACTCAACCTCACCCGTTTGCTCATTAACTCTAAATGGCAATATGTCTGCCCTGTCCCACCCTGTATCGTCTGAGAAATTGCTTTCAAATGCTTGCTTGTTTTGTAGGTATTGCCTTTCTGCACTGGTAAGGTAAGCGTCTGTATTACCCTGCATATAAGATGATAGGTTAGATGGTTGGCCCGTTACATTAGCCAATAAGCCTGCGCTGGTTGTTGCTACTGGGTTGGAGGCTAATAAATTTCTTGAACTTTCTTTAGCAGGGTCAAATGCGGCATTAACTGATCTAGCATTAGAACCATCACCAAGCATAAGACTTTCTGCTCTGCGAACTTTAGATAAATCAGCACCACGTTGATATGGGCCAATATCTTGTAAGCCTTTGATTGAAACACCACCAAAGCCTTCATCTTTTGCAAATTGTGCAATCTTATTAGTGTCTGTTACAGCATAAGGTGATTGCTCAGAATTAAAAATAACCCTACCCAACTCTTCTGGATATTCGTTTCTAGGTATTTTCATGCTTGAATCTAGCAAGCCAATCCTATTCCACTCAGGGCTATTTGAATAAACTTCTGGAATATCGCCTTTTCGTACTTTTAGTGGCATAACATTGCCGCCAATCTGACCAGCATAAGTGCTTGCTTGGTAAGGGTCGCTACTCATCCAAACATCGTTTTTTAAAGCTGACCTTTCTGAACCACCACCACGATAAAAGGTTGTATCTCCAAAACTTTCACGATACTCAGGCCCAAGTACAGATTCATTATGATCTGCTATAGCTTTTCTTAACTCAAAAGGCGTTGATTCTATTAACTCGTCTGGATAATTAACTACCGTACCGTCTGCTTTACCTTTAGCTAACATCTTAACAAGACTACCAACCACACCAGCATCAGCATCTTCACTACCCGTCATAGCTAGTACACCGCCTAATCCTGCTGCGGTAGCTACTGGGTTGGAGGCTAGTAGGCTTCCCCTTTCTGATTCAAATTTAGCAAACCTAGACCTTACATTACGATCTGGGTCTAGTGATATGTATGAATTTGGATCAGCCTGTGACTCTGGTGCGCTTCCAATAAACCTTGCATCTGCTCGTAACTTATCTAACTCAACTGTTTCTGCATCAGTATATGATGGCTTGCCGTTAAGAAACGCGTCCATCTTCTCTTGGAAATTAGGTGCTGATGGATCAGGCACTGAATTAATATCAGGCCCACGACTATGAGCAACTTTCTGTATCTCGTTAATTTTCTTGAAAAGTAAGTCCCTTGACTTAGTAGCGGCTTCAGTTAAACCAGCATCACTACCGTATGCGTTTTCAACTTGGTTAAGGTATTTTACTGTATCAAAGCCTTTGCTTTGTAGGTGGTTTCTTATTCCATCTAGCACTTCTCTGTTCTCTGGGCTGTCACGCCAAGACATTTCTCCACCATAGTATGATGGTTGTATTTCGTCTGCGTATCCAATTAAATCATCAATAACTGGGTCATTTTTAAACAAAGGGTTTTTAATTAACTCAGACAAGACTTTCTGACTGTCCTTCCAATCACCAACATCTTCCATTTCTAGTAGGCCACCACTGCGTACCTTTACAGGCATTACATTAGCACCTTCCCTATAATTTTCGGTTTTAAATCTAGCACCGCCACCAGCAGGGTCAAATGTATCGTCAAGCCTATTCTTTGCCTGCTGTGGCGTACCTAAATGAACGCCAATATCTACCATGTCTGGATCAAATTGATCTATATCAGCGTATGTAGAATGGTATAAATCCATGTCGTACTGGTCAAACAAGCCTTTACTAGAAGGGTCAAAGCCAAATTCATTAATAGAATCGCCATTAGTAAACAACTGATTAGCAGGAACCTCTTTAGAGATAATTTTATAATCTCCGTTCAAGGCTGATTCACCATGCTGCTTAACATAAGATTCACTTAGCGAAACCCAATCACCAGCATTAATATCAACATCACCAGCATCAGATGGTACTGACCTGTACATTGTAACTGTCTGGTCTGGTTTGCCCTTTAATGAATTAATAATGTCCATTGACTCTGAATCAATCGCATTATCTCCAGTACCGTAATACTGCAAGCCTTTACTGCTATATATGTCGTCTGGGTATACTTGCGACAGATCGTGAAGTGGAGCGTTATCACCTGACATTGGTGCGCTATGCTGGCCTCTATAGTCTGCATCACCCACTCTTTGAGCATTAGCCTCTGCCCTGAGTGCAGCAGCGTTACTTACATCGCCTTTAGGTCTAGGTATCTGTGAGTCAATTTCATCAAGAATACCGCTACGCTTTGCCATCTTTCTAGCAGTTAACGGCTCAGTTTTATACAGCTCAAGTATTTCATCAAGCAGGCCAGACTTAGCATTAACAGGTGCTTGAGAAGGCAATGCTCCACTATTAAACGCCTTTATAGCGTCAGGTGTAGCCATGTTAACGCTAGACATATCATCAATGGCAGCGTAAACCTCTTCTAGTGTGGCGTTTGGATTGCTTATTGGCCTGCGCCCTAGATTATATGCGCTTGTTGCTGCTTTCTTTGAAGACACTTGACCAGTTAGGTTAGGGTTGTCATTCATTGCTTGGGCTTGCAGTTTCTTAGCTACACCCTTGCCACGAAACTCTTCTGGAACCTCCAGCTTTATGACTGATGTACGACCATCAGGGAATTTAGCTAATGTAATAACGCCATTCGTGGCTTCATCAATATAAGTTACTTCTTCATCCCAAGGCAGAAAGTCTTCAGCTTTCTTTACAAGTTGTTTAATTCCAGATACAGCTTCATCTAAAAGGCCAGAACCAGCTTTAATGCCTTGTCCTATTGTCGTACTCAATAAACCCATCAGATAATCACCTTACAATAAACATTGCCAAATTATATCATAACTAAGCGAAACCTTTAATACCCCTAATGATCGGGCCTTTATGCTTCTTGTTGCGCTTACCTAAATCACCTGATGCAAACACCTGTGCCAACTGTCTAAGTGCGTCAGCAGCCTCTGAGTGGCCCTCAGACTTGTCTGGTATGTGTGACCATCTGCTTTCACTGTTTGACCATTTACGCCTGTATGACTTTAGATGATCTAATCCCTTGGCACAGGTTACATCATCAATGTACAGGTACGGAAACAGGTCTGCTGTCTGCTGTATGCCCCACAGTAGCTCCTGTATTCGTGGCACTATGCGCCAGCTAGATGATGGCATTAGTTCTCTGAGCATCTGCTTTGGTGACTTGTTGTTAAGCTGGCCCTGTCTCTTATGATCTGCATCATGGGGCAGATAGTGCGTGTCAAAGACCAAATCAAGCGTCTGGAGCCATTTAACAGCGTGGCTGTATGGTTCGCCCCATGCCTCGTAGAAATGGATTAGACGCAGTTCTAGGCCGATTTGCTGGCATACCCACACAGCACAGCCGTCTGACGATCCGATATCCCAAAAAGTTAAACATGGGTGAGTCTCTACCACAGGCATTCTACCTATGCGCCCATCAGTGTAGGCTTGGTTGATTTCACGCAGCCAGAATGCACCCTCTGGATACTCTAAGAAGTCACCTTCCCAGACATGACCGTAGGTGTCGGGCCTACGTTTTAAGTCTTCTTGACGCTCTTGCTCTAATACTTTAGGAAACCACGGGTTATCTGACCAGTTAACCTTAACCACCTTTGAATGATCTGGAGCCTCTAAGCGTAATCGTCTATGCGTTGCACTGTCCTTTGACTCAGGATTCCATGTCACCCACACTTCTGAGCCTTCTTCACGCACCGTAGGCATGAGTTTACGCCATGCTTCTTCTGATACGCCTTCTGCCTCATCTATCCATGCAAGCAACAGTTTGGCCTTAGATTTGATTGAGTCTAGGTTATGTCGTAGGCCAGCAAACACATACTTAATGCGCCCGTCTTTGGATCTGATGTAACGCTCACCGATTTCGTAATAGTCTTCTAGCCAATCGACTGACTTGATTGCGGCCTTAACCTCTTCTAACGATGACTCTTCTAACGAGTTAAGATGCTCACGCCCACATAGTATCTGACCTGATATGCCTGCTGTACCGTAGCGGTAGCCCTCAACTGCACTCATTAGGGCAAAGCTGCGAGTCTTACCAGAGCCACGGCCTCCCCATGATGCTCGTATCCTAGCTTCACCTTGGAAGATCGGTACTAACTTAGGTGGCAGTTCTATCTGTGCGACATTCATTAAACGTCAAATTCTTTGGCAACCAGTTCTATCTTAGACTTAGGAGCCATAGAGCCATCACTGCTGATCTGGTCTACTGTACTCTTCTCTGACAGGCCATGCTTACCCATCAATAGCTTCACTAGGTTAGCATTCATCTCACCGCCTAGCCCACCATCCATAGCCACTGTGAACTGTGTCAGTTTTACTTTAGCTAATATATCCGAAAACTCATCGTATTTCTGCGCCCAATCGTAGAGCGTAGACTCACTGATATCGAGCTTTAGACACAAATCCTGATGACTAGGAATTAGTCTGGTATAGGTACTCAGGTATGTATTAGCTTTGTCTAATAGTTCGGGTGTGTACTTGGTTGGTCTTGCCATGATTGTCTCCGCATTATGGGGTGGACGTAACTTAATGGTTTATTATACCACTAATTTTAGATAGTCTTCTATCGTTAAACCAAGCTGTATCGCTTCACGCATATCGTTAGCTGCCCTGCGAGCCTTGCATATCCTACGAGCCTCATCAGTCATTCGCTGTTCATTACGCCTTACAATCGCTGCTGCCTCTGACTTAGAGTAGTACGTTGTGCGGTAATGGTGCTGACTATTCATCCTAGCAATCCGTTTAAAAACCATACCCAACAGACTAAACCGATTACTGCGCCAATGCAACTTAGTATGCGTGTGGTGTAGTCACGCTTAACCTTCTTGGTGACTAGCTGGCTTGATGTTAAAAATTTGTAATCTTGCATAACACTACCTCGCCTAATTCTAGTTTAGCAACCAATCCTTTTGCGCATTCTCTTGACATATATACAGAGCCAACTACTGAGCAAACAGTAACATCCTGCATACACCATCTATTAGTGCAATAGCTGTACGAAATTGTAGACTTACTTTGATTAGAGTTATGCCAATCCGCCACCCAATCACCACCAAACTCATCTACATAAGCTAGCAAACGGTTATGGATGAGCATTGCGTCACGAGCCTTTTCCGCTGCTTCTCGGTTATCATACCCTGCCCCAAAACCTGCCACTTCATGTGAGT